CCTTAGAGCTGTACGCCTCTGGGAGTATGGTCCAACTATCTTTGCTATGAACTCCGCTGCAGTTTCGGTGTCCGCTAAGGGTGATAAGGAAGAGATTGAGATTCAGGCTAGTAAGCAAGATCTCGAATTGGAGAACCTTAAGACGATTAGGGTTGTGGTAGGTGCAGCTGAGGGACGAAATCTGATCAAATCATTCAACTTTGATATTAAGGAATGGACTGAGGAGGAGGTTAAGGAACTTGGCTTATTTAGACAGCTTAATTCTCTCTCTGGTGCCTTTAGTCGGCAGTTTGATTGGGAATACTCGATTTATGATGTCTTTGAGGATTATGTAATTGCTACTTCGTATGAGAGTTCGTACTTCTTTAAGGTAGCTTTTACTGAGGATGCTGGGAGTTACACGTTCGCAGAACGTGATAGCTGGGAAATAGGTACGCTTGAGTTCGTAGCGACCGAGACGGAGGCTGAGGTGGCCACTAGGCAGCGTCTCATCGAGTTCGAACTCGCAATGTTGGATCTCGAGGCCGGGCCGGAATATCCACCCACCTAGAAAGATGAAGTTTCTCTATAGGAGGTTGAGATGGGTGTAGGAACGCAGTTATCGCACAGTGAGCTGTTCGAACAGAGTAACGCGATCATCACTGAAGCGCGTACTCTGGCTGCAAGTCCTGAAGCTAATGCGGAATCGCATGCTAAGGTCTTGGAGATGATTAAGGATGCGAAGAGTCTTCGGGCTCGAAGCAAGGCCCTGGCTGAGCTGGAAGAAATGACAACTGAGATCCTCCCTGAGGTTAAGGGAGCAGCCGAAACTCAGGGTACTCCGACAAGGGTGCTTAAGAAAAGTCCCTTTACGTCCTACGGTGAGTATCTTACATGTATTTGGAAGGCCTCCAAGTATAATGAATGGGATCCTAGGTTGAAGGCAGCTAGGGTTAAGATCCCTGGTGAACTGGTACCTGCTTTCGATATGAAGGATGGCTGGATTGACGAGACTAAGACGATGACAGAGGCTGTCGGAGCTGATGGGGGCTTCGGTGTCTTCCCAGAGTATCGGTCAGATTTGTTCCAGCTAACAGAGTTCACTCGATATGTTAGGAGCAGAGCTCTAGTTATTCCGATGCGTGCGCGACAGATTGTATTCCCTGCTCTAGATCAGACTGGATCTACTGCAGGTACAGCAAACATGTACGGAGGTGTGGTACCGACCTGGACTGAAGAGGCTACTTCGAAGACTGAAACTCAGCCTGAACTTCGTCAGCTGGAACTGATAGCTCATAAGCTAGCACTCTATTCGGAGGCATCAGATGAGCTTCTAGCTGACAGTGCTATCGGGTTAGTAGCGTTACTGACAAAGCTCTTCGGAAGTGCTATCGCAAATGAAGAGGAGTGGACGTTCATTAACGGTACTGGTGCAGCTCAGCCTCTTGGCATCAACCATGCTGGTTGTGCGGCTACCTATCGCCAGACCCGTGTTGCAGCGAATGCCATCAGTATCGTGGATATCTTTAATATGCTCAGCCACTTTATGGGGCAGACGCCAATCTGGTTGGCACATCAGTCAACCATGCCTCAGATTCTGCAGCTGAATGGACCAGCCGGGAATGCTTCATATGTCTGGATCGGAAATGGTCGAGATCAGATGCCCACTACTTTAATGGGCTATCCTATCTTCTTCATCGAGAATACAGTTACTTTGGGCAGCGAGGGTGACATAATCCTGGCTGACTGGAGCAAGTATGTTATCGGTGATCGACAGGCCACAACAATCGAAACTAGTAAGCACTTCAAGTTCCAGAGCGATCTTACAGCTTGGCGTGCTATTCACCGCGTTGCAGGTCGTCCGTGGCTGTCAACGCTGTTTACCCTTCGAGATGGTACTACGGAGGTTAGCCCCTTCGTTATCCTCGACGATGGCGTAACCCCGACGTAATAGGAGGTTGAGATGAGTTACACCCAGAGATTTACTGAAGTAAACCAGCCAGGTGGAGAGCTGTATCCAGCTCTCAAGATTCCGGCTGTACACACTGGGGCCTGGCTGCGAATGAGTAACCATCAGAGAGCGATCTTCATCGTTCAGGTGGGTACTATGGTTGCTACATCAACCCTGGACTTTTCAGTGCAGCAGGATGATGTAGGGGATGGCAGTAACGCTAAGGCAATCACTGGAAAGGCGATTACTCAGCTGACTGCAGCTGGTGGAGACGGTAACGATCTTGTTGCTGTTGAAGTCCGTACGGAAGAGCTTGACGTTTCAGGTGGTTTCGAGTATATCCGAGGAGTACTGACAGTAGGGACTGCAAATGTAACTTGCGCACTGCTTGCTTTGCGGTTCATTCCGAATTATCCTCCAGTAGCGGTAACTGGCTGGACGGAGATTATCGGTTAAAGAGGATTCTGGGAGGGCGGGTGAAAGCTCGCCCTCTCTAGGAGGGTTAAATGGCCCTAAAATGGGTTAGATGTCGTAAGACGTTTTCAAGGAAGGGTGTAGATAATAGGAAGACTACCTATCATAAAGGTGACTGGTTTCAAGCAAGAAATCAAGAGATTAGGAAGAGGCTGGCTGCAGGAGAGATAGAGCTTGCGACTTCTGTCGGAAAAGTGCGAGTTTATCGAGTAGAGGAGTGCGGTGTTGTTACTACAGATTCAAGTCTCACAGTGGAGGCACTCGGAGCTCATGGAATAGGTCTTGAGCTTACCTACTCTGAGGACTATACACTTAGACACCTGTACACTCTGTTCTGGGATGGAGGATCATTACGTACTGAATTACTCCCAATCTCCTTCGAGCTTCTAAAGAAGTGGGAGATTGCTATACCTATCAGTGACTTTAATATTCTAGCTGAGAGTGTAGGTTCTGAGGAAGATAGAGCCCTGACAAAGTCTGTTCTTGGTGACCTTCGGGTACCGCTTTATAATGTGCGACAGATCTATGCTAGGCGTTGCCCTGAGGTTAAGAATCTTTTACGGGCTTGGAAGTCTGAGCAAGAGAAGGTGCCTGAAGGAGATTCAAGGTTAGCGTTCCTTCGAGCGCTATATGTAAATCCTCTGCTCATCCTAGCACTTCCGCCTAGCTGGATAGTTGGTGTACATGTCTGATGGAGTGTGCTATATTGCATATGGACACCACGCGCTTCGGGAGGCAGATAGATCTATTAAGTCTCTGAGGGCAGTCTCCGATCTTCCGATAGCACTTATTTGTGAGAGTGTAACTGCTTATAGAGGGATACAGCATGTACTCTTTGAGGATACTAGCTTCGGAGCCAGACGAGTTAAGATAAAGCTAGATCATTTAACGCCCTTCGATAATACACTATACCTGGACGCAGATACTAGGATACAGGATAGTGTAATCGAAAAGGGGTTTGATATCCTGCATGGTGGGTGGGATCTAGCAATAGCTTTCTCAGAGAATCAGGGATCTGACTTATTTGCTCATATTGATAGGGAAGAGCGAGAGTATACATTCGAGGTTATCGAGAACTTCTTCCCTCTCCAGCTACAGGCAGGTGTTATGTGGTTCGCTAAGAACAAGCGAACAACTGGATTATTTGATGCCTGGCGTAGTGAGTGGGAGAAGTTTAGGCGGCAGGATCAAGCAGCACTTATCCGTGCCCTAAATAAGACGGCCGTTCGAATCTGGCTGCTAGGACTTGACTGGAATAGTAGACGTGGAGCAATTGTGGATCATAGATTCGGGAAGGCTGTAGGATGAGGGTAAACGTCGTCTGTAGGAACTATGATAAGGATCGTGTCCTACCAAGATTTGCTCGCTATCTTTCCCAGTACAATGGCTGGGATTTGAGCAGGCTTGCAAGTAAGGAACATGATTTAAACTATTATGTAGCTTACTTCGAACATCAACTGAATAGGGACTTTACTGGTCCTCTGGCAGCGTACTTTACACATTATGAACCTGGAAAGAAGGCGGCTCTTTACGATGTAGTAGCCCAGAAAGTACAGCTTAGAGTAGCAATGAACCAGGGACAGTTCAAGCATCTTCGAACCTTCGGACCTACAATAGTTCCTACACTTCCAGTAGAACTGGATAACTTTACATTGAGGGGTAATAAGGTTCGAAATAGACCAGTAGTAGGCTTTAGTGGCTATACTTATGGATCTGGACGTAAAGGTGAGAATCTGGCTAAGAAGCTCTGTGATGAGTTCGATTCAAGAGTAGATTTTAGAGCCTCTGGGAGAGGCTGGCCTTGTTCTACTAAGGGTTATTCTTGGAGAGACTTGCCTAGATTCTTCAAGAACCTAGATATATTTGTCTGTCCTTCACGTATAGAAGGCGGCCCGATGACGACGCTAGAAGCCTTAGCTACCGGAGTTCCAGTTGTAATCCCAGCTGAGGTAGGTATTCATCCACAACTGCCATACATGGCAGGGATTTATCGCTATGTTGCAGGTAACTCTAATAGCCTTGCAGTTGCTCTGGAACAGGCTCTGGATGAACTTGGTACCATAGATCGAGAGGCACTTCGTGCTGCTGTCGAACCATATAGCATAGATGCCTTTTGTAGGGAGACACAATTAGCCTTTGAGGAACACTTTGTAAAATCTACTCTAACTATACCTGAGAAGTCGTTGGAGACAAGCTCAGGGATCTACCTAGTTGCTTTTGGTGCTCCTGCTAGGAGATGTGCTATCAAGTGCATCAAGGCCTCAAAACGAGTGATGCCCTCAGTACCGATCGCCCTGTGTTCAACCACGCCACTTAAGGCTGGTGAAGATGTCTTTATAAAACAGTCTGATAAGGATATTGGAGGTCGTACAGCTAAGCTTGCGGCATATAATCTAGCTCCTAAGGAGTGGGAATATATTCTATATCTAGATGCTGATACCGAACCTATGGAGGATTTAAGGTTCCTCTTCGAAATCCTAGCAAAGGGCTGGGAGGTAGTTATCTGTAAGGATATGTCAAAATATCAAGTTGCTAGATTTATGGCTAGGGAGGACAATAAGCCAGA